AAACTTGATTTTACAGAACATGTTTCAGGAGATTATAAAGCTGCTACGGATAAATTGAATATTGATTTTACGAAATTGATATTTGAACAGTTCTTAGAGGCTTTAAATGTACCTGTTGCCGATAGAGATGTGTATAGAGAGGTGCTATACTCACAAAGGTTATACTACCCAAAAGAATACTCACACTACTTAAGTGTACATCCTGAAACTAAGGATCTTGGTGAAATGAGATTTGTTCCCACGATTGGAACACAACCGGATGGTAGAAATGGATACGATTCGTTTACCGTTAAACAAGTTAATGGTCAACTTATGGGTTCAATTTTATCATTCCCAGTCTTATGTATCGCCAACCTTATATGTTACAAATGTGCATTAGATGAATATATTAATATTAATAGAAAGAAAGGTGAAAAGAAACGTTATGTTAATGTTTTTAATTTACCCGTCTTAGTCAACGGTGATGATATATATTTCCGATCAAATCCGGTATTTTATCAGATTTGGCTTAAGTATATTGATATAGCTGGCTTTGTACTTTCTGTTGGTAAGAATTATGTTCATAAGAGTGTATTTACTATCAACTCACAATGTTTTACTTATAACGAAGCTACGGATGAGATATATGAAACAACTTTCCTGAATGTTGGCCTTTTAATCGGTCAATCAAAATCAGGTGTTATAGGCGAAAAACTTCCTATTTGGGACCTTTATAACAAAGTCTTAAAAGGTGCTTATAATCCAGTTGATACACATAAACGATTCCTTTACTATCATAGAGATAGTGTAGCTCAAGTCTCGAAAAATGGTAATTATAATTTATTTCTTCCTAAAGATCTAGGCGGACTTGGATTTATAAGGCCCTCACCTGCTATAGATGTGAGGATTACCGCTTTCCAACGTCAACTTGCGACGCATTTTCACAATAAGATTGTACAGAATTACCATAAGGATGTTACAAAAGAATCTTTAGGGTTAAGTTATGCAAGATTAATAGATGAAAATAGTCCCAAGGTCTATGATTCGTATCAAGGTGAACCTATTTATTACTTTCTTAAACGCGGTGAAGATATTCCAGAAGGTTATCAGATCCCACAAAAGAAAGAACGACCACCACATTTGATGGTTCATTATCATTTAGAAGGAACCGGTTCCCGGTTAGAAACTTATGATGGTGTTCAGGTCGAGGTTCCCAATGTCCTCGAAAACATGCAGCCTAAATTAGCATTCCGATCCATTACAACTACTGCTCTACGAGAGTTTCGTAAAGCAGAAAGATATAAAGGTGAAGAATGTTGGTTTGGGTTTGAAAATGCTGTTACAGGGCAATATCCTTATTATTATGTCGAAAAGGATATTTGTGATACGGAGTCTTTAGAAGCGAATACCCGACTCATCGAGGGAAATCGTGTGGAACCTAATGTGCTAGATACTTTTTATAAATTAAAGAGTTTTGATGCATATGATTTCAAACACTGGAAACAAGCTATGGAGCCAGACCCTCTACTTTTAGAGGATCTTTCTCGACCACAGGCAGACTACTCATCAGATGATGAGGAATCTGCCTTTTAGCTTTACATTCAGAAATGAATAAACCCCCCGCCAACTCCCCTCGCCAAAACTTCAACAAAGCGACACAGAAAATAAACGAACAAAATAGAAAGAACCAAAAGAATCAGGCGTCTAATAAGAAAGTTGCTTATAGACGCGGTTATCAAAGTAGACCAACTCCGACTCAGTCGAAGATGTTCTATGATGCTCTGACATGTCCTTTCGATCCCAATGTTCTTGGTGTCCAAGTACCTGATCCTTTCCCTTTCCCCACCCAAGTATATCATGTTCACCAAACTACAGTAGTTGGTGCTAGTGCTAATACACCTGGCACTGGATGTGTGTCCTTCCTACCAAACCCTTGTTTATCTATGATAGACTTGGGCCAATTGAAAGGATTATCTGGTGCCGATAAGGTCATTAATAGTACTCCCTTTACCGCTTATTCCGCCGTTACCGCCGACCCTGCCAACGCTATTTATGGTGCAGTAGGACCCACTGCTTTGTCAGATGTGTTCGCTGACTATAGATTAGTTAGTTGGGGTATTAAAATATCAAATTTAATGCCAGAATTGGTCGCTACTGGACGTATAATTGTTGCACAAATTCCCCTAGGTGATACGATACCTTCGTATCCCGCCCTAGTCAGTGCCTTAGGTTCTCAAAATGAAATTTCTGAATCTATTTTTGGTATTGATGTTGCTTTCTTAGCGACCTCCAACATCCTTGAACTTCCCACTGGTTTCCAGATTACTGCACAAGATCTTTTGCACGGTGATTTGGAAATCGGTGGAATGTACTCGGCTGCTGACTTTTGGGATTTCAAAACAACAAGAATAATGGGTAAATTGGGCCAGTCTCAAGCTACTGGTATGTTAAACTCTGGTGATGATGTTACTACCACCGGTGCACAGGGAACTGCTTGGGCCACGGGTTACAAAGATTTAACTCGATGCCGTGGTGGTTCTGCTATTGTAATTTTCTTTGAGGGTATGCCAGCTTCACAGGTTAACAGTTTCTTCCAAGTCGAGACAATATACCATCTCGAAGGAACTCCTAACTTCTCTTCTTCGAATAACAACGCCCTTATTTCATCAACTGCTCGTAAAACCGCTGTGGGTACAACCCAGAACGTTGAACAGGTGATGGCGAAAGCATCCAAGATTGAAAATGTTATTACTTGGATTGATAAGGGCGCGGACTTTCTTAACAAAAATAAGTCTACCTTTCAAAAGATAGGAGCTGCCGCTATGGCCTTCTTGTAATTTACTTTTTATGTTATTTT